GTCAGTATCGTAATCCGCATCACCAGTTTCGTCAGCACAAGCATACATCCCGAAATGCAAATCATAGGTGCAGATTTCCGCACAAATGCTATCGTGAGCATACTTGCGTGGTGGTTGCTTCTTAGGCAAGTATCCTTGATCCTTCACCCGATTCACCAACCCTTCTACAAAGTCAGCACTGAATGCACGTTCTGGGCTATACTTATGCCATGCTAACTTTGCCTCACCATCAGCACCATACAGCACAGACTGTCCATGCATCTGCATCTTGTCAGGAGTGATGGCATCTCCTGTAGACTTCTTCCAGCCTTTTGCTTTCGCTTGGTATAACGATGCTTGGACTGAAGGGCGGCTAATTCCTAGTATTTTTGCTGCCTTATATTGCGAAAGACCTGCCTCGATCAGTTGCGTTACCTGCTTCTGCCTTAGCGTGAGTTCTTCCATAATGCTGCCTAATGTTGCATATACACTACGCTATGTCAATAGTGGTGTGGTTTCAGTCTCGTGACAAAAACATATCTAACTCAGGGTACTCTTTACGCAATCGCACCCACTTGAGATACGCCTGGCACTCACGCAGTGTTGGTTCACGTCCAAGGATCTTTGTAAGTGTCTCTCTCATATAGTAATGTCTGTATCCTAACCTCAATATAATCCCAAGCATCCTGAAGTGCATTGGCTTCATCGTATGGTTCTAGTTTACTAAAGTCATACTTACCTTCACCCTTACGGAAACGCATCACCTCTCTCAGTAACTCTATTGCTTTATCGTCATTCATTGTTTGATCTTTAGTTAATCCAAATACTCACCGACATGATGATAGAACATCTCATGTATATCCTCTGCTGTCATCTTTTCCCACTGTTCACCATCATACTTACGCACACTACGCATCTCTTCCGTAAAGTTACTCAACGCCACCTGTACGTCCAATGCCTGTGCATACCTACGCACCTCGTCTGGGTCGTAAGCGTTGAAAGTTGCCATAAGTAGATTATCCATATTAAACCTCCACTAAGTCAGAACCCCAACACACTGCAAGGATTCCCAGATTAAGGTAGTGTTTCTCACAACCTGCCACCATCTTTGTCCAATAATGCAGCTTAGGTCTATGTTCACACACTGCACGTACCTCAAGATACCAAGTATCAAACATCGTGCCATTTGCCAGTGCGTCCATCTCTGATTTGCGAACACCAAACTCAATGCCCCAAAAGTACATGTGTAGGGTTTTAAGCCAAGTTGTCATATCACTTGCTGGTTACTTTGGTTACTGTGGTTACTTCGTGCATTAACTCATGCTTCACTATCTCAAGTGCCGTAATAGACTCTAATGGAGGTATGCCACTAGCTCTACAGGTTACATCCAGTACATTACACAACTCCTCGAAGGTAAGGTCATGACTCTCTTCGTTTTCTTCCAGTATATTCATAATTAATTCCTTTGTAAGCTTGCTTTTTCGGAAACTATTACCACGATGTCAAGCACTATGGACAATAAATTGAAGCTTTGCATCGCCATTTGCAACAAACTGCTACTGACGTGTCGAATTTCCTACAAAAATTAAACACATGACACCACCCCACCACCAAGAGAACCAGACCATAACTATGAAACAAGTAATTACCAAAATCTCCCTCATTAACGAAGACCCTAAAGCCGAATACCTCAATAACCCCATCTTCAATTGCATCGAAGTCGGCCCCGATGATAATGCAACAGGATCTTTCCTTCGCATCAAACTCACCACTGAAACAGGAGAAAAACTACAACCAGGTGAAATTACCCTCGATTGGAATGAATGGGACGCAATCACCAAAACTGTAGAACAGTACAGAACTCAATGGGAATGGCAGTAGAAAACCATAATGTGGATATTACCGAAACAATTACACACCTCTCCCTTTGTTCAGGATATGACGGAATTGGGCTTGGACTCAGAAGAGTTTGGCCAAAAGTCAGAGAGATCGCTCATGTGGAGATCGAAGCCTTCGCAGCAGCGAACTTGGTCGCAAAGATGGAAGCGGGTGAGCTGGATTCAGCACCTGTCTGGACGAATCTTAAAACATTCCCAGCATGGAGATTTCGAGGATGCGTGGACATCCTCAGTGCGGGATTCCCGTGTCAACCATTCAGTTGTGCAGGAGCAAGAGCCGCAGATGACGACCCCAGACACCTCTGGCCCCATGTCCGACAGGCAGTTGGACTTATTCGACCAGGGATGGTTGTGTTTGAGAACGTCGAAGGAATCATCAGCAGCAAACTCAAAGGAGGTGGATGGAACGACCCGGAAGGGACTCCGGTTCTGCTCCATGTCCTTAGAGAGCTGGAGCGAACAGGTTACAAGTGTACGTGGGGAGTATTCTCAGCGGCTGAAGTCGGGGCAAGCCACCAACGGAAGCGGGTGTTCATCGTTGGGATGGATGACACCAGAGGCAGCAAACTCGGATGGTTATCAGATTTCTGGGGGAAAGAAAATACTGCGACTAGGAAGCCAGGTAAAGAATTGGCCGACTCCAAGAGTCGCAGAGAGAAACGAAAGTCTAGAGAATTTCGAGAGAAGAAGGAAAAGCCCAAAGGCGAAAATGCGGGGGATGAATTTATCTTTAACAGCAAAGAAACACTCTGGCCCGCTTGCCCAGGAGAAGAGCAGTACGAGTGGGAAGAACCAAGAGTCGTGGCCAACTCCGCGAGTAGGAGGTCACGAAAAAGCGGAGACGAGCATCAAGAGAGGGAGAGGTGTAAGTCTAACAGGGGCAGTAGCAAAGGATGCGACACAAACACCAAAACTCAATCCAGATTGGGTGGAGCAACTAATGGGACTACCAGTCGGGTGGACAGACTTCGACTCCTCGGCAATGGAGTAGTGCCACAAACCGCAGAAAAAGCAGTGAGGACATTGTTGAGTAAATTAACAGACACAATATCTGCTTGACGGAATTATTTTCCTAGTTACACTCCAAGAACCACTGCCGTTCTTGGCAAGGTATAGGATGGTCTACGTTCCTATATGTCTCTACGCCATCAACTATACGTTAGCACCTTGTTCGTTCGCTAAAGGAACACCGCTACCTCACGGCTAAGTCACTTACGCACTCGATATTCATCGTAGTGCAACGTAGATGAATCTACACTCACAGTAGGTACACGTACAACGAACATTGCAGCACCATACACGTACTGCTTAGTACACAGGCCAAATGGTGCAAAAATGCGGGTGAGTTCACAGCCGAACATTACTTCCAAATGAAAATGGTGCAAAAATGTGAGGTACAGTATTAACGTGTGTGCGCCGCCACTTCCCCCCATGCGCGTATTATAGTGTATTTTGTCTAATATATGGCGGTCTGCAGCATCAACCGAAAACTGCCAGCAAACATCCAGCAACATGGCAAGGTGGATGTGGTGCCAGGTGGTGCTGGCTGGATGGATCGAGACGTTTATGTGTCATCCTATTTGTTTGCATTCACACTGTCACTCAGTCTTCCACTCAGTCTTTCACTGCACTTTGTACAATAGCCTGCAGTCCAGCTACAACTATCAATCCAACTACACCTTACACAGTAACTACACCTTGCAATCCAGCTACACTGGCAATTCCAACAGCACTGGTTTTCTTTCTTGCGGTATTTTTGAAAATGTTAATTCTGTGCATTCTCTTAAACATGCAGTGCTGCAATGACGCGGTCTGCAAACTCTATAAAAAATGAATGATATAACCTACTATGACAGTGCTGAGGGCACTACTATTACAAAAGTTCGGGCCTTGCTCGAGCTCCACAATCACGGGATTGCTGATCCTGATGAGTTTTTTGATGATATGGGCGATAGGGAATCTTACGATGCTCAGGAAGTACTGATGTGGCTCGGATATTAATCTGCAAACCTCTATAAAAAATGAAAAATCCATACTACATATACCAAGTGACAGCATGGTCTACACAAGTTGACACTCCATTTTCGGAGTACGTTATTGAGAAAGAAAGTACTATTCAGAACTACTTGGATACTTTTGATCCTGATATATTTGATGACGGTATCCAAGCCGTTGTCGAAACTACTGGCTTTGAATCATTCCAAGAAGCAGAGGAGCACTTATTGGAGTATTATTCTTAAAACACTAAACCTCTATAAAAATGAAAATAACACTAAACACCTACGAGGCAGCGGACATGCTGCTTAATAATGAAAACGCAAACTGGTCAAGTGCTGGTTCCCTTGCAATGGTAAGATATCTTGAAGATCTTGAAGAAGATCTTGGAGAGGAGATTGACTTGGATGTAGTTGCAATTGGTTGTAACTACTCAGAATATGAATCGTTGCAATCTTGGTTGTGTGAATATTACGGAACTGGATTAAACTATTCATTGAAACAAGCAGGAATCGATCTTGATTATGATAAACTTGATGACGATGAGGTGATTGATGATTGGATTCGTTCCCATATCCAAGATCACGGGCAACTGATTGAGTTCAATGAGGGAATAATCGTATCAACATTTTAACTATCAAAACAGAAAACATGAAAACAGAAACAACTATGAACACAGAAAACAGAAACAAACTAACTATTGAAACAGCAATGGAGCAAGAGGCAGTAAATGTTGCCGATGCTTATTTCTCTCATTTCGACGATCCTTTGCAGTTTGCAGGGGAGAAAGTGAAGGATCTCTTTTTTGAGTTCTCTGCCTTGATGTTGGATGATCAGGACATTCGTTGGATATTGGATTCTGCATCGGGAGATCCACGGGAGTGGGGTTACTATGGAGATGACAAATCCGTGATTATTCCATTTGAGGAAATTGAGATCCAATTTGAAGGGGAACCATCTGAGTTTTTTGACAATCCAGATGATTGGGTAATTGATGGAGATTTGGCCTATTGTTCAATGCCATCAGTTTTGATTCCTATCGACCTTGAAAAGGTAGAGGACGAATTGAGAACACTGGTTTTTAATCGTTTATTGGATCATGTAAGCATTATCCTCAGTGATGCAAGGGGAGTATATATTCCCAGAGATTTTGTTTCAATGCTCTCTGATGAAGAAAAAGAATTCCAGGAGAGGGTTAATGGATTTGATTCTGCAAACTGGATTCATTTGAGTTCTCCTGATGAGGAGTACTATTGGGAAGTTTGGAATGAGTTATTGAACTCATTTGTTTCTGAAGATGGTACTCGTATCCATCAAAATGGAGATCTTTTCGAAATATCTCCTGAGATGGACAAAGAGCCACAGGAGTTTGTGGAGATTTTTTGGGAGATGTTTGTGCAATGAAGATCTATCCAACGAAAAAAGAAGCATTGAATGCATTGAATGCAAATCCTTTGTCTTGTGTTCATTTTTACGACAAAGGGAAAATATTCGATGCAGTATATTGGAACGGAAAAATCAAGATTCTGCCACACAACAAAAAGGTTTATTGGAGATGATAGATCTAATCTTAAACGGGCTATTCATCACCTACAATCTCGCAATCGCCTTTTGGCTGGTTAGAATTGCTTGGAAGGATTTGAAATGAACAGAGGTTTTTATTACCGTAAATATTTCACTCGCGAGATAGGCATTTGCTTATCTCGCGAGTGGAGTTCCACTTTTGGCCGATATCGGCATTTCGTGAGGTTTGCAGATGGTTTTGAGGTTTGGACTACACCAAGCCCACCTCCACTATCAAGAAAGGAGTTGAGATGAGAATAGGCATTGTCATATTCGCCCTCTGGTGTTTCTATCTCATGAAACATGCAAAGGGATTTGAACCAGGAAATGAGACAAGCTGGGAAGGCGAAGCAATCCAGACGTAACAACAAACTAACCAAAGCTAATCTCGAGAGCCGCACTTCATATGGAGTGCGGCTCTCTTGTTTGCAACTGACAAACCTTTCCAGTGAAATAGAGCGAGACCTTTCAAGCTATAAAATAGGCCGCTTCAAACCCGTTTGGTATAAATATACCAAGGAAATCTTATCGCCGTCTGTAATAGCCTTAAAAGCTTTGGAATGCGTTCTCAATGGAGTCACACAGGTAAAGAAGTACTCGACTCTGATCCATGACATAGGCGAGGAGTTGGAAATGGAGTATAGGGCCACATATCTCAAACGTAAGCACAAAGATCTCTGGCAAGCTATACAAAGCAAAGTACAAAGAGTCAAAAAGAGTGGGTTTCAGTTGCATATGAAAAGGTTAATCAGAGAAGCGGGAGGTGACAAGGCCCTGGGCTTGAAACCGTGGAGCATGACCGAAAAAGTGCAGTTTGGAGGTTGGGTTTTTGAATTGTTACGTCGCCAAACAGGATTCGTGAGAAAGTACGAACAGAACCGTAGGGAAACCAGTGGGGGGTATACTACTTATCTCGTGGAAGCTACACCTGAATTACTGGATTGGATTCGTAGGTTCAACGAGCATGAGGCAATGCTGCATCCTGTGTTGATGCCAGTAGTGGAGGAACCGCCAGAGTGGCAGGCGATGACTGGTGGGGCGTACCATGTGAAGGAGTGCAGATTGTTACGTCGCCAAACAGGAATGAAAAACATACAGTTCTGTCAAGTGGGTGATGCAGCAGTGCAGGCTATAAATCATATGCAGAGCACGGCGTGGGAAGTGAATGAGGATGTACTTGATTTGGTGCGTTGGGGATTCCAGAGTGATCGTGAGATTGGCAAGCTACCTCGCAATACACCTTACGAGTTACCATACAACCATGATTGGGTGAACCTGAATACTGAGGAGCGATTAGAGTGGAAGCGGCAACGCAGGATGATCCACGAGAAGAACGACGACATCCTGTATCACAAAGTAAAGGCGTTACGGGGCATAGGAGAGGCGACAAGGCTTAAAGGGCATGATGTGTACTTCCCAATGCACATGGACTATAGGGGACGCATTTACACGTATCCTATGGGGCCACAGAGTGTTGAGTATATCAAGGCACTGTATCAGTTTAGGGAAGGCAAGCGGATTGGTGCTAAGGGCAAGGAGTGGCTTGCTATTCATGGTGCGAACATGTGGGGTGTAAAGGGAAGCAAGGCAGAACGTGTGCAATGGGTACAGGACAATGAGACTGGCATACGCAATACCATTTACAGTCCTGAAGATTGCAACTGGTGGCAGGGTGCAGACAAACCATGGATGTTCTTAGCTTTCTGCTTGGATTGGGCTGGAGTCATTGAGCAGGGTGAAGATTACGTCTCCAAACTACCAATCAGTATGGACGGTAGTTGTAACGGGTCACAAATGATGAGCCTGATACTTAGGGACAAACACTTGGCGAGGTTGACGAACGTGACGAGTAATGACTACCCAGAGGATGTCTACACCTACGCAATGGATCTAACCAAGGAGCAACTATATACACGCAGGGATTTGGAGTATGCAGATGGGTGGCTGAAGGTAGGGTTGGATCGTAGCGTGATGAAGCATATTATAATGGGTATTCCCAATGGCGTTACGCATCGCAGTCACATCAATAACCTGATGCTGCATTACGATGACTTCCTGAAGAGCGACAGGGGACAGGATGTATTCCCGACTGAGTTGTTTCCAGCATGTCAGGAATTGCGTAACGTCATCTTGGAGTGCATCGAGCCGACTTACAGGAATGTGTACCTGTTACAGCAAGCATTACGAGATGCAGTGAATGACAAGCCGCTGAAATGGAAAAGTCCCAGTAGTTTTACTGTGATGCAGGGGCTATGTGGTATGCGTAATACACGGGTCAGTACCGTGTTCAATGGCAGGACAATACAGACCAGTCAGTACAGGAGTAACGGCAAGATTGATATGGGTAAGCAGCGTAGGGCTATTGCTCCAAACTTTGTGCATTCCCATGATGCTGCATTGGTGCATAACGTAGTGGGTCAATGTAATGTACCTGTAATGACAGTACATGATTGCTACATGTGTCGTGCGGGTGACGGTGAGGAATTAAATCATGCGATACGCCAGCAAGTCCACGAGACATATCACGATACTGATTGGCTTGCCGAGATGGAGTCAGCACTTGATTGCAAGATTGATGTTCCTTTTGGCTCATTGAATTTTAGTCAGGTGCTGGGTTCCGAGTATATGTTTTCATAAAATGAGCCGCCGCCACAGGGTTGCTTAATCCTCTGCGACGACGACTCGATACATATAACCAGTATAGGCAGTGTGCCTAAAGTCTATTCCTCATCCTCTTTAGGTCTGTAGGAAAACGTATTACCTCTACCATCACGTCTCAATCGTGGCAATCCGTCCTTGCCTGTGCGTGAGTAGAAGTAATGTACGCCAGCATCCACAAGCTTTTCAAGTGACGGGTATTTCTTTCCCTGTGCATCGTAGTAGGGTGGCAGGATGTCGTCGCATCCTAAGTCAAATTCCTCTGCCTGTTTCATAGTGTTATCCACGACGCTTTCCTTTGTCCTTTTTTGCGTCCTTGGGCCATTCGTATGAAATCTTTTAACTCCCTGTCAAGTAGCTTTTTCTTATGGGCTTGCATTTTCTTCTCAGGATCTTGAGCCATTGCTTGTACCCAATAGTTCACTCCCATTGCCAATGCTTCCAATCGGTCATCATGCACTAATGAGCCTCTGTCCTTGGTGATTCTTGAGAGTTGATAGAACAATGAGTAAGATGCTTTCTGCTCTACTGGATACGCTTGTATGGTATTGTAGTCATGCTTGATTACTTGCGGGTCGATCACAAGCTTGTGCTGTGCAAGAACAGGTTCCAGCGTATCAATGACCCGTTGCTCCTTACCTCCGCTTGCTCTTGTGTGTCGCACTTCCTCAATGCCACATGGGTAAATACTATTGAGGATAGGCTTTAGTAGTTCCGTGAACATACCATCACCCATGTTGGCCTCGATGATAACTTTGTTTACCTGGTTGCGTTTCGCAATGTTGGCAAGTTCGATCAGTGTTGGTTTCTCATAGCCACCTTTGATGCCTCCACATTCAGGCGTGTATATAAATCCGTTGAGCATCTTGCACACCGCATAGCCTGTTTCGTCACGTCCTCTACCTGACGGGTCAATCGCCAATACTGAGCCTGTGTATGGTATCATATCACCGACTCTGCTTTCGGGTCGGTAGAATCTATCACCATTGAAGCCAACGCAAGGCAGGTCACGGTACTCGTTGTCGGGTGTTTGTGCGTATATTAGCTTCTGTGGTGCAAGCTCGCTGTCAATGTTGGTAACGATCAGGTCATTAATTTTGAGCGGGTATCTGTCTGCATCACTCAGCCTCGGATTGAGTAGGAATTGCAGTGCATATCCACTGTTACCATAGCTAAGTCGTCGTTCCTCAAGGTCGCTACTAGGAAAGCGTGTTGGTTCTGTGCTGTTACCTATGGTCTTATCGGTGATACCTTCGACGATAAAGGGTGCTAGTGAGTTATCGTATAGTTGGTGTGCCTTCTCATGTGAAGGGTACTGTGAAGGCCAAATACGGGCGGTGTAGCCTCTCTTCTGTAGTTTGCTGTAGATTGTGTCCTCACATTGTGGAGTACCAAGGAAGATCACACGTACATCGCCTTGAGGTTTTAGAATAGCATCAAACTCCTTCACTTGCTCATCCAGCTTGTCCCGCATTCCCTGTGTCATGGAGTTGTTCGGCACTTCGATGTCGTCAGCAACAATGATGTCAGCACGGCTCCCTGTAAGCATACTGGTGATGCCAAGCGACTTAACGGATGGAGCGTGTGCAGGTGGAGCAAGTCCAACATCAAATGCTATCTTCGAGAACCGCTGATCTGCCTTTGGGCGAAGATGCTGGAGCATAGGTATCTCGTTGATGAGTCGCAAGGTGAAGGTGCTGAAGTCGTCAGACCGTGTCTTTGATGCTGATACAACCAGAATGTTCTTCGATGGGTCAAGGTACAGTTGGTGTACTACAAATGCAGAACATATCCAGGATTTCCCTATACCTCTGAATGCCTCTACTACCGAGCGTTTAGGCCCGTTCTGCATAAAGTCAGCAATGTCATATTGTATCGGCGTAGGGTCAGGTAGCAACAAGTGCCTCCATATCAGACACAGGAAGTTTTTAAAGTCCTTCAGTTCTGGTGCTACGTTCACTTATCCGAATGCCTGATCCTGCTCACGTTCTTCTTGTGACGGGAATGGTAGTGACTTCAGCAGTTCCCTTGCCGCACTGTCATCATCCTCCACGTCTGCCTTTACGCCACTGTTCTTGAGTAGTCCGATTGCTGCATTGTAGAGTGCTGCATTGCGGTCTTTGGGTTCCATGCCTTTCATGAGTTGGATGGATTCCGTAAGACTCTCACAGATTACGGTGTGGAGTTCTTCTAGTTTCTTTCGGTTGTCGCTCATTATCCTAAACTTACTTTAAGGTCTGTGCCATCACGCCACAACTGCCCCGCTACAGCAGGGTCAGATGTCGGAAGTCCATTAAGCTTAACTCCACCCGCTGAACCATCCGTAGTCAACTGTAATGGAATCGCATAAGGTGAACCTGCATTACTATAAAAAGCGAAATCCATTGATCCTGAGCCGTATCCGACTTGCATTAGTTTTTGGTCTACTGCTCCACCATCGTCATTCCAAACTACTGTAGGGTTATCAGCAATAAGTCTTAACACTGCTGCATTTGCTCCTGCATTTGTATTCTGTACGGTAAGTGTAGCCTCAGCACTATCATCTTGCATGATAATGTCACCATAGATTGTATGTGTATAACCACCAATAACTCCATCAGATGACTCTCCCCCAAGAATAGTTGAGCCATTCTCTACCAACCTTAGCGGGATATTTGTTTTTTCATAGCCTGCATCACTTTGGGCAATGAAAGTCAAAGTCCCATCGCCATACTTTGTTAAAAAGAATTTCTTATCAGTTGATCCGTTTAAATCATAGTGCTGTACTTTTGGATCTTGTGATGCTAGAATCAGCACAGCATCATCGTTTGTGGCATCGGTATTTTGAATAGTCACAACAGCACCGTTAGCGGTTCCCGTTTGCTCAACAAGCAGGTCGCCATGTAGTTTGTGCTTGTAGTCGGTTGCTGCCGCACCACCAATCCCTACCGTGTCATTCGTAGAGTCGTATTGTAGGTTTAGTGGCAACACCTTCCAGTTTAAATTAGTGGCATCGTAAATCAATACACTGCCTGCTGCCGCCCCTATGCTGTTAATCTTTTCCTGTGTGCTTTCCTGTGCCAAGTACAGATTGTGTAAGTATATGCCATCAAGCTGATCCTCAGTAACAACAGAACCGTCAGTAAAGTCATATAAGGGATCGAGGTCATCATTATCTAATCCTCTTGAGTTGCGGTATATGCGAATAACCGCATCGCTTGCAGGTGCAGGTGTTACTCTAACAAGTGGCCCCGACTCAATGGTAAATGTATATGTTCCGCCTGTACTGGATGTGTCGTACTGTGTGCCGTCAATGTCAAGGATGACGTGTGATTCTTGTAGGTATGGGAAACTGAAATCGAAGTCAGTCGTTACACCGTCGCCTGTGTAGTCTATGAATATTGCCATGATTAAAATGCTCCTAATTCTTCAAGTGTTGGGTTAGTTTTGGGGCTATATTCTTTATAGCCAATGTCATCTTTCCATGAGTTTCCGTCTGTATTATAGTAGGACTTTGAAGATCTATCTCGTTTTAATCGCTCCCATCCGTCATTTCTGTACCAACGGATAACGCTATTGATTAGGTCTGCCTTAGTTTGTACTTGGGGGTCATCGGAAAGTGGTGGTGCATCTTTATATTCTTGCATTTGAAATAACTGCTTTAAGTCTTTTCGTTGTGCTTTATATTGTATAGAGTCCATCCAGCGGTTATACAAGGTTTCTCCTTCCTCATTGCGGTAATCCCTTGTTTGAATGCCCTCTTTTTTATACTCCCGCAAGTAACCAATCTTGCCCCATGATTTACTGACTTCACCAAGGATTGGATCAGACTTTGCTTCCTCTATAGTAATAGGACTAAGGAAGTTAATAATGCCTTCCTGTGAGAATTTCCTATCAGCTTTCTCTCCTAATGCGTTGCGAAGGTATGTACCTGTAGAGAGTCCAGTAATTCGATGGTAAAGCTTATCAGCGGCGGTGACGTACTGCTTTTCAAACTCCTCATTGATTAGATTGATTTCTCTTAATGCCCTGGGTGATAATGACTCAAGATAGGAACTTGCTGTCATTTTGTATGTAAACTCCTCATCCACCATAGGGCGTATCAACTCAAACAGCCCCTTTACAAAGTATTTGTTACCAAGTTGCTCAATCATATACTGGTGTGTCATTGCACCAAGCGTATTGATGTCCTCTTCTAGTTCAGGGTAAAGATCCCTCAAAGCCAACCATGTAGTTAAGTCTGCATAAGCTGATAAGTATGCGGTATATGGCTCAAGCCTTGTGTGATCGACAACATATTCTTTCCCTGCAACATTCATCTTGATGGAATTGAATTTGTATCCACCTCGTCGCATATTCTCCCGCATATCTTTGGGTAGGTATGCTCCTGAGCCTGTTATATCACCCCGTGTTGCTAAATAGATTAGGAATATGCCCAACCCACTTGCCATGATAAGTGTTGAGTGTACTTCTGCACCGTACTCAAATAGCTTATCCTCTATACCCTCAAGTAATTCCTTCTGGGTAGCAATCGCTTCTTCTGCTGCCTCACGTTGAGACTTAGTGACTGCCTTGCTCTTAATATTGATAGCATCTTCCAGCCTCTCTGTTGCTAACCTCTTTGCCTCATGTAATGGAGATTGCTTTGCTGCAAACTTAACAGACCGCAATGCTGCCATCGGAGGAAAATTATCAACCATAAATTGAAGCACTGCCGTTGGTGTCTTAATGAATGGCACTGACCAACGAGCTGCAATCTTAGCTACGTTTGTATGGGCATCATGCCCATGCCTTGACCAGTTAGCAAATGAACGTGCTGTTGCACTCAGGAATTGGTCTGTGTAATCCGCACGGAAGGAAACTGCCAGACCCAGTTGTTCAATCTCATGCATTTCTTCCACGCCTCTCCACATTGGATAACCACCAGCCCTTGAGATATTATCTTCAAATCCTTCCTGTATGTACTTTGCTAAGTCTTCACCATCTAAACCTTGACTAAGACCTTCCCTTGTAAGTCTTGCTCTTAATGCCCGTCTCGTTGCCAGTAGTGCGGTAGGGTCATCCAATGCTCCCATAACCCTTTGACTCAGGGAAAAGATCACATCCATTGCTTTGCCAAGAAGATTCTCAGGTGTCCCATCTGCAAGATCGTCAAAGAATTTACGCACCTTATTCCTGACGATTGGTGTATCATCGCCATACATGCGTATCATCTCCTTCAGCATCTTTCTGTCCTTAAACATAAGTTGCGTAGGGTCATTCTTGTCCATCGCATTGCTTACATACTCTACGTGTCTATTGACAGACTTTGGATTAAACACAGAGAAACCACGATTCCTGAATGTGTTCTTCATCAACTGCCAACTGTCTGTAAAGTTAGCAAAATACTCATAAGTGCTGGTCAGTTCAGTTACCCCATATCGTAAGCTTTGTGCTAATTTAGCGAACCCTGTCTCATCTGACTTCTTGAAGGTCTTATAGGATGTCTTGATTGCTTCCTTGATAGGTTGCACACCTAGCATAGTTATGGCACTGACTGGGCCTATGAGGTACGTCTTAAAGGATTGCAGCAACCCAACATTATACCTCCATTGCTCCAATAGGTGCATAGTCAATGCAAACGGACTCATGGTACTGGTTTGATATTCCTGTATATCGTTGAGCCGCTTCAATAGTTCTACGAAGTATTCTTTATTTACCTGCTTTTCCAACTCTGCCTTTGCTGCGTCCCGTTGTTTGCGTAGAAACTTTATGTCATCAGGAGTTTGCTTGCGTTGTTTAGCGACTGACATGAGGTACTCTTTGATCTCATTGATCGGTCTTCCTGCCATGTCTTCCAATTCCGCAATCTCGCCAGACAGCATGAATTTCTGATAAAGTTCGCTTGTGATAAACTTCCGTATGGTCGCATTACGTATGTCAGATATTGTGTCGCCTAACTGGTCACGCACCATTTCCTCCAGTCTTAGGGCTTTATCTGGTGGCAGTCCTGTCATGCTTTTGATAGATGCAACCACTTCCTCTATTAACTCTACTTCATTCCCTTCGGCGACTGCTCTGCGAATTTTAACACCCAACTTGTCCAGTTGTTGCTTTATCAGTGTGTCTACAAGCTTTCGTGATGATGGTAATGTTTCAAAAAATCCTTTAGCTACCTGCCCCTCCAGCACTTCTGAGAGTTTAGCAATAGCTTTCTCCTTAACCTCTTCTGATAGCTCTGATTTCCCGATCTTGGCGATTGCTTCCTCTATGCCTTCCTTGATCTTCTCAGGATTTGCCATGAGGTTTTCAATCTCCTCAAGTGCGGAGCGAACAACCTTCTCTTCCTTTGCTACATCAGGAATGGCTTTAATCGCATTAGATACATTCTTAGAGAATTGATCTAACAAAGCCTTCTGTCCTACCTTTGATGGTGTTAGGTGCTTCAGTACATCCTCTGTGATTTCCTTCTTGTACTCCTCCCAGATAGTCTTTGCTGCTGACTCCTGTGTGTCTTCAAGTGTCTTACGTAAACCTACATCCAGCTTTCCAGTTTTTGCAATCTGGTCAATGGTGGTGATTTTGGTTTGCAGTTCATCCACTAAATCCTGGTTAATGTTTTCACCACGTCTGGTCTTTTTAATGAAGTCCAAGAGTGCATCAATTGCAGCAATACGTTTCTTCGCACCCTCTTTGTACTCAAATGGTTTTGAGAAGTCTGCTCCATCCCCACGATTTGCACGTAGGTTTTTCCCTGCAATGTTACCAGCGATTGCTCGATACTCCATGAGTACCTTGTGCTGCTCCAACCGCAACTCCATCCCAATAATTGTTTCCCTTAGTGCTGCTTCCTGCTCTGGGGTGGGAAGATTGTTTTTAAGTGCATCTATTTGTGCTGTAAGTTTTGCGAAGATTGGATCAAATTTACTATTCCAACTCTTTGTTAAAGCTACCAAGTCATTGATCTGGTCAGACAATGGTTGCCCCAACTTCATAAAAATACGCAACTCTTCCTTTGCTTTGTACATCTCCTCATCGACTTCATCCATCACCTCTTCTTTAGGTGGCGGTAATGTGTCTTCTATATCCCGTGCAGGAGTTGTAACCTTTGGCCCGTCTGGTGTATCTATCACCCTTGCTTTACGTTTACCAAGATTATCTATGTCGATATTATCAACCATGTTCTCCATTGCTAATGTCTCTTGGAAGACATCACCCTTTAGCTTCTGCTCCTCTTTAAGTGCTTTTCCAAGATTATCCATCTCCCTTGTTGGATCTGCACCTTTCTCGATTGCTTTAGCCAATCCTTTCCTTGCCCGTAGGATTTGAATCTTGTTACCAACGTATCGCCTCAGAAAGTGACCACCTACATTAAGACCTGCACCAATCACAGCACCCTGCATTGTGTCCATAAGCCTTGTGCGAATAGCATCTAATCCTGTTTCATCTCCTGTATCTGAACTAAGGTAATCTGCTACTGCACCAGCGATTGAACCCTCCGCACCAATGGCAGTGTATTTTAAAACCTTCCTACCCTTCGCTGTCTTACTGAGAGTTGCTGTAATCTTTGCTGTCTTTGCGGTAACTCCTGCCGCCTTAGCACCTGCGGTTACACCTTTTGCAATCGCACCACCAGGAAGCAAAAAGGTAACTAAAAAGCTACCTACCTCGGAAGCAATCTCCTCTGCGTTGTTTACAGGATCTCCAAATAACGCTTCATCCCATTCAGCCTTTTCGCCAAATTGAAATACCTCGTTAGCTGCATTGTAAATATCTTCTACTGGACGAATCGCAATCCTGCCTAATGTTCGCCCTACGCCAAGTGCAGCACCTCTTGCTGACCAAGGAGCATTCTCCTGTGTGTATGGATCATTCCGTGCCTCACTCAAGGGAGTAGGTTGAATGCGTCGATTCAGGATAGGTGTAGGACTCTCGGTAATAGGGGTGACTTCCTGTACCTGCCGAGACTTCCTGTAATCCTGCATCTCTTCAAATAGACTCGACATATTTTATTCCTTCTGCTCTAAAAGCGTCATCTGTGTATCGTAAAATTGTGTTAATATATCCCTATCTGGAGGAATATTTAACTTAGTAAATAACTCAATAAGGTTTGGATACCTATCAAGTTCTCGAATCGTGTGCTTCTGTTTTTCATATGACTCCAGTTGCTTTGCAGCTCGTTGGATGTATTTCTCTACACTATCCTGATTACTCCAGTAAGGAACAGTTAAAGGTAATTCAGTACCCTTTGGCACTTCTGAAATGTCAGAATACCCATACGTTGTCCGCATCATCTCCATATAATCATCATACAGATCAGTAGCTTCCTTTGTAATCTTACCATCCTTCTTTAATTGCTCCAATCCTCTGAGATATGCAAATGCGTTTGTTCTTGTTGGTGCTTGTTTGAGTCGCTGATATATAGCACCTAATTCTGTAGGTCTAGAACTTACTTGACCAGGATCAAAATAACCCAGACTTTTCCTTGCTAAATATTCTTCACTGAGAAATGGCTTAATTGCTGCCTCAAACTTCTTTTTCGTATTATTATCCTTCTTTGTCAGTGGCTCAACAGGATCAAAACGGTCGCCTGTTTTCTCCCTGCTGGCTTGCAGTTCTTGTGATCGCCTCTCAAAATACTCCTTGTAGTTTGTTTTAATTTTATCAAGCAACTCCCTGTGCTTCTGATCACCATCGCTATCATCTTGCTTGAATAGTTCTTTGTCTGTAGTTATTAGTGAAGCTTTACGCATCTCCTCTGTATACATCTGCTCTTGCTCTGCAATATACGCCTCGCTTAAATATTGTTGTCTCTTCTGTAATTCTGTCAGGTTACTAATTGATGCTAATGCTCCGCTTGGTTGCATTTCTCCAAGTGTGGATTTAAGTGTTGATTCGACCCATTCAATACGAGTTTTATGCACCTCGGTATTTGTATACCAGTTCTGCCTCTCTACATTGTATTGGACATTCCTTATTGCTTGTTTGACATTTCGATCCATAATCCCAAAAGCATTGATAAACTCATTTGCTTTTGCGGTTGGATTTGACTTTAAGACATCCTTGAAGTCATTCACTAATGACTCAGCCTCATCCTCTGGAATAACATAATTTCCTTTCTCGGTTATATTGATGATGGTGTTATTCATGTTGGGAACAACATCAAGGAACGCACCACGGGTACGCTCATCCCGCATGTATCCTGAACGCATTCTTTCAAAGAGCCTATTGGTGTCTCTCTCTTCTAAGATTAGAATTGCCTCAGATCCAGCTTCGTCTGCTTGCATACCAGAAGCAATCAAAACACGGGTAACCTCTTGGACTGCCTCTAAAGTTTCTGGGCTGAAGTTCTCTACATCTGGCCCTGCACCTGTAGATGGATCTTTTCTTGGTACTGGTGGAATACCATCTAAGACATAAATGACTGCTCCTGTATAATCTTGCAGAATAATATCGCTAAGGTCTGGTGCGTCACGCTGTATCCTTTCCCGTTCCGTATCAATGCGATTACGCAACTCTACTGCCCTTGACTTTACCCAAGCACCTTCACGATTGATATTGCCAAGTCTTCCTCCCTTACCTGTCAGGTCTATATCAAGGAATGCGTCCAATACTTGTTCTGCACGATCAGGATTATCGGAAGCGATTCCCAATACAGTCGGCATTGCTACGCTATTCCAAATTACTTCTACTGCCTCAGACTTATCTATGCTACCTGCTTCGATAAGTTGATCCACTCTAGCCTTGATCGCTTGAGCAGTTACAGTAGGAGGCACTTCCTTATCCTGCATTTGTGCAGAGTATTGGTTGTTTAAGTCCTCTACGATCAGCGACTTGTTATGCTGACGTACTGACTTGTCCCTTGCAGTTACTGCCTTGTTGACGTACTGGTAATCAAATGCGTCTGCATTCTTTGTAAAGCCAAGCAATGCGGTTGGACTCTTATTGAAATTCTGTATGATCTTCTCACGTTCTTGTGCAAGGATCTTGTCGATGACTGAATCATCTGCTTCTGGGTCAATGACTTCGTTCCAACGATTGTTTACATTGGTCATGTAAGACCGCACAAACCGCTTGCCGATATTCTCTTGATATGCTCGTTGGTATCCAAGTAGGTGTGACTTAGGCATTAACCCTTGATCCACTAACTTTTGCCCTGCGACATCCAACTCTTGCTGTGCTATCTCCAAGTCTGCCTTAGCTGCATCAATCTGTCCCTGCCGCTCACCTTCTTGCCTTTGTATATCCGCTACACTGGCGTATGCTTGCAGTCCTGCACTGACATTGCTCAATGATCGGGCAAGCTTAGTGTAACCACTCTCAGGTGCTTGTTGTACTGCAACTCTGTACTGACCTCCTACAACATTGGCAGGACTTAATCCTCGTACAGGAAGGTCGCTTACTTCCTCCCTACTTGCTTGAAATATTCTTCTTCTCTGTGCCATTAGGTAAGTGATCCTCGTGCTTGTGCTATGCTGTATCCTTGTGCCATGCCTTGTGGTATAGATGCACCAATTGATGTTGCTGCTTCTAGGAAGCTTGGTGCATTGACGGGTCGGTTAATACCAATCTGTGTTTGCTGACTGCCAGTAATCGCACTTTGGGTTTGGAATCCGTAAGCTACATCTTGGAACCCTTGCTCCCTTGTAAGTGCATACTGGTAATTACCCATCTGTCTGTAGTAATCATCGAGTAGTAAATCAACACTACTGCCTGATACTCCAGCTTCTCCA